ATTCCTATTTTTTTTTTCCTTTGTCTTTGGTTACTTCGGCATTTTCTTTTGTTTCAGGAATCATTGAAGTCTGCATAAATTTAATAAATTCTATTAGCTGACCATCCTTTGCAGATAACCCACCAACCTCATCAATCCAATCGCAAACGATAACATCGTTAAATTCAATTGGTTGATTTAGTGTCTTACATCCGCTTTCGGCAGATGCTTGGATTATATGCACTATTGTTCCTAATTCAAAAGCACCACTTGATAAAATATTGATTAAGTCTAATAGAGATTTATTCTCTAATTCGCAAAATCTTTTCATCGCCCAAGTACCCCACTTCAAAGGGATTGTTTTGTTGTTGTTCAGTCTTAATTCAAACATAGTTTAGTTGTTGGTTTACGCTTGTTCAGTCTGTAGAATTGGTGGAACACATACTACAAATGTTGCAGTAAATTTCACATCATCTCCATCATCTGCTTGTACACCAAAATCACTAATAAATACAGTACTTGTAGCATCACCACCATAATAAATATTACCTGAAGTTGGAGTTGCTTTACCCATTTTAATAGTAAAAATAGTTTTAGCAGCGTGTGCTGTGTACAATTGTTGATAAGAATCCTTACTTGGAGTTCCTGTTTCATCAATTGCAAATCCTTCACATTCAAAAGATTGTGAAAATACAGGACTTGGTGTGTATGAATTACCACACTTTGAAGTTGCATCAATCGTGTCGTTAGTTGATGTCAATGAGTTTGTTGTTAAACAAGCCACAGGTAAAAAAGTTGTACCTCCAGCTAAATCTGCTAAAAGGAGATAATCCCTTGCTGATACTTTAGTTTCTGCCATTTTATTTTAATTTTGAGTTATTATTAAATTATAAGTTATTATTGTTCTAAATACATTGTCCAAAGGGTTTAAACCATCCAAATTTCTAATTGCACCCACCACCAAACTTGAAGCATAAAACCCATTTGTAAGAGTAATATTCGTTTCGGAATTGATTGCAGCTAGTATTAAATCGCTTATTGTTTCGGCTCTTTTATAACCAAAGTTACTATTTTTTATGACAATGTCAACATCCATAGTAACTGCATTGGTGTAACTGATTTTACCTTGTTCCTGTGCGGATGTTCTGCCTGTCATAATTACATATTCATCTACTCCGTTATCAGGTGCTATCCCATCATAAACAGGTAGTGTACTTGAACTTGTCAAGTTGGTATAAAACCACTTCTTTATTTCTATATTAGGATTAAGCATTTAATAATTTATTTAGTCTTTGTATAAGTTTAGGTTTTTCCATTTCGTAAGCTGGAATTAAAAATGGTTGTGGTCGCATACCTTTTCTTAATATGCTTAAAGCTATTACATAAGCCAAACCTTTATCATTTTTACCATTACCAACTCCTTTACGCTTTACCCACAAAGTTAATGCTTCAACCATATCCTTGAACTTGCCTCCGCTTTTACCTTTAAATTGCTGGGCATAAGATTTGAAGTCAGCAGGTACATTTACTTGTGGTCCTGTGCCAAATTCAACATAAGCAGAATACGAAGCGTTTGCTGCAACTGAATATGTCAACTCGCCATCCTTTGTAAGTGCTATTGAGTTCCTTAATTGACCTAAATTTACAGGTGCTAATCTTTTGGCTTGATTCTCTATTTTTAATGCAGATGCGTTTATTTCATCACTTACATCAACTTTTAATGCAGTAGATAATTTACTTAACTTGCCTTCAAGTTCTTTCATCCCACCTAAACTTACTGCAAATGCCATTAGTGGTACATTAATATTTCGTAAAATCTAAATTGATTCTCTACATCCTTAATTGAATGAATTGTGTACATTTCCCCTTCAGCCTCTATTTTATACATATTGTTAATTGTTACATCGTACCTGATAAATACTTTAGCAGAACGAGTAAAACTTAATTGCAATTCTAACAATGCTCTATTCTCATCCATAGGTCTAAAATCCCCAAACACAGTTTCCTGTAAGGCATAGGTAGTAATATACCCACCTTGCCCATCAGCCGTGATTGTAGGCACATATAAGCCTATTTCCGAGTACATTGTATTGGCATCTACATAGTTTGCCTTTTTGCTTCCTATCCTCATAATATTGGGCTTATTCTTGTCCAACGCTGACACGCTTTCCAAGTCTTTTCACAAATACCTGTATCACTATCCAATCCTCTATTTTCGTAATCGTAACTAACTTGGTCTAAAATAGCAATCTTTAAATCGTTTGGAATGGTTGCGTAACCTACCACATAAGTTGCCTTTAAGTTTTGGAATTGCGGTCTTTGTAATTGTGGGAACTTACCACCAACCAAAGTATAGTCAGCAGCAACAATAGTGTCTCCATTTTGGTCTATTAAGGATGTAAAACTATTCATCGGACCATAAGGCAGCTGGAAGTGTCCATCCCAATTTGTAAACCATACAACCGCAGTCTTTGCTATTAAACTCAATCCTGTACCTACTTCAACCGCTTCCCTTGCTTGTTTAATCATCAAGGAAATTTGGTTATCATCAACATTTGTAGTAACCCTACAATACAATTTTGCTTCTGCTAATGTAACAGGCTCAACAACTGTACCTATGTCGGTCAAAGTAAAATCAATGATAAAATTATTATATGACATACATCTTTTTTACAAATTTACAATAAATATAATAAAAAACCCCCTACTAAATGTAAGGGGTCTTTATTATCTATGTTAGATTAAATTAAACATTACCCAAATCAGCATAAATTGCTGCGGTTGGTTGCATTAAGTTAATATCTTCATAACACTCAATTCTCGCAGTAACCATATTTTGTTGGAAGTTAGATGCGTTCTCATAAGAGAATTCAATAGCTAATCCTTCAACTTCAATACGCTCTACGAAACTGTTATCCATAATAAGAACCTTGTCATCAGTAACCCAAGATGCAGCAATAATAGGAGTTCCCCATATTGTCATACCACCATTTGGATTAACGATTACTGAACCATTACCAGCATAGTAACCCAAAGTGATTGTTTCTTTCAATAAGCGACCTAATTGTGCAGGGCTTACTAAAGCAACTGAAGATACAAAGTTTGCACTCTTTTGGTTGCCGATGTAATCAACTAATTGCTTTAAATCAACAGTTTCAGCAGTTGTTGTAGAACCTGTTGCAGCAGCAGATACAGTTGCAAAGAAAGCACTGTTTTCAGCTTTGAAGAAATCTCTAGTCAACATTCTTGGTAAAGTTGTACTTAAAAAAGGTAAACTTCTAGCCATTTGTTTTGAGAATGTAGAGAAACCAGCGATGTAATCATTAACCACTTTAACCTCGCTTAATGCGTAGCTATTCTCACCTTTGTTTGAACCTTCAGTTTGAGCAGCAATGTTGTTAGTAGTAGAAGTTTCTTTGTAGAATACATACAAACCACTTTCACTTCTTACTGTTGGAACTAAATCACGGAAGTTAATTGCTTGACTTGGTAAAACTGAAGCATTAATAGCATAAGATGCTTGAGCATCTCCTGTTAAACTTGCACCTAAAGTCATTGACTTAACATCTCTTAAATCTAAACGATACTTACCATTTGATTTCATTGATTTCTCCATTTCATCCAATTTGCCATCTAATTTTTCTACGATAGCCTCATCCAAAAACTTTACTTGTTTAGATGCGTTTTTCTTTTGTGCAGCAGCTTGAGCATCAAATTGTTTTTGTGCTTCATCTTTTACTACACGGATTTCAGCGTTTGTTGCTTCCAACTTCGCTTCAATACTAGCTTGGAAACCTTTAAGGTTTTCAGCCATTTCGTTAATTACTTGTTCCATTTTTACTTTTTTAATATTTTATTAAATTCTTTTATTGCCTTCAAGATTTCCGCATCATTGTTTTTGATTTCCTCAATTATCGGCTGGGGTGCTTCTGCGACCACAGTGATTTCTTTAACGATTTCAATCTCTAATAATTCCGCTTGAATCCTTTTTATTTCAATCTCCATCAACGTAAAAGTTTCATCGGTAAATTTACCGCCTTTAAACGCTTTCAAGAGTTTCTCTAGCCTATTTGCTAATTGTTCCCTTTTTACTTCACTCTTTACTGAAATAGTTGGTG